TGACAACCCTGTGACAGTTGCCGGCGTGGCTGCCAATGATGCGGTTTCTGTGCGTCTCCGCGTTTCCGCAACGAAGGAAAGCGCCGCTCGTGTGAAGAATATTCTTCTCTCGATGGCTGCTCAGGTCGATGCGTGGGCGGACGAGGGTGTCTTTATCGGCTTCCCGCCGACTACGACCCCGAGTCTCCTGTAAATCTTAGCCTTATAAACTAAGATGGACCAGGAACAAAGCACCATAAGTGCCTTTCAGAGGATCCTTACAAACTTTAAGTTCGAAAGAACTTTGAGTTTGTCTGAAGAATTCGCCCAAAAGCGATTTCTTAAGAAGATGGAAACTCCTGATTCTCAGAAGACTCAAGACCGAAAAGACCTTTGTTGGTCGAATTGGAAAAAGTTTGACGAGAATCTGCCCCGCGCATTCGGTATATTACCAGGTAACTGGTATAGAGCTCGTTTAACGGCCCACAAGGTCATAAAACGATTCCGTATCGGAGAAATCACTATCACTGATGGTAGCGAGTTCACTGCGACACGTGGTCTTAATAGTTTAGAATCTAAACTATCCAGGTCTCGTTTCGATATTACTCGTGGGGCCGTTGATCTGTTTACAGATCTCGCGGCTGATCATCGTGGTTTGAAGACGATGATACGGAAACGCTTTCTACGGCGAGTTATCAAGTTGGGCCTTGACGAGAAAGAAATCAACCGCTTCCTATGGAAGGAGATGAATAGGATTTATCCTAATCATCCCCTCTCTTTCGTGAAGCGTGAGATCTTTCGAGCTAAGGTTGCCTTTTCGGCTAACTTTGTTGAAGGGTCGCGTTTTTCCACTGTTCCTAAGAACAATGAGAAGGATCGACCTATAAACATTGAACCACTTGGTAACATTCTCGTGCAGCGTGCGATTGGAAACGGCATCCGCACTCTTCTTCTTGAGGAGTTTGGAATAGATCTTGATAACGATGCCGAAAAACATCGTTTACTAGTCGCTACGAAAGTAGCTACTTTAGATCTTCAGAACGCTAGTGATAGCGTTACTGTTGCTCTATGTAAATTCCTTTTCCCTAAAGGCTTCTTTGATCTCTTGATGCAGGCTAGGTCCCCATTGATTTTGGGGCCTGACCGTATGTACCATGATATCAATAAGATGTCCTCTATGGGTAACGGCTTTACATTTGAGTTAATGACGTTGATAATCGCATGCCTTGGAAGGGTTCACGATCAAAACTTCTCCGTTTTCGGTGACGATATTATCGTCTCCAACTCATCTGCTCATGAGGTCATCAAAGACCTCACCGCAGTGGGTTTCGTTGTCAATGAAGACAAGTCTTTTATTGATAGCGAGTTTCGGGAAAGTTGTGGCGCCAACTTCTT